AATTCTTCACTATTTTGTATAGCTTTTATATTTTCTTCTTTTTCTTTACCGTCAGCCATATAGTATTATTATATAATATAAATATAAAAAGCACCTATTTTTTAGGTGCCTTATATGAGTATGTAGGATTTGAATTCTTAGGAGCTATGTTGGGACGAGCAATTTCTTTTGGATTAGATTTATTTGTTAATTGTTGTTGTTGTTTTTCAACTTCCTCTTTTTCCTTATCGTAATGTTCTTTTAATTTATTAAATGTAAATCTACGAAGCCATATAGGCATATCGTAAACTGTTTGCCAATCGTATCCTCCATTACCATGAAATATTATTTCATGTATTTGTGAGAATAGATGAACTCTATACTCCAGCGTCAGGCCAAAAAAAGTTTAGTCCAATTGGCACCATTACACCCTCCTGTGTGTATCCATCTTTATCAATGGTTATCTTCATGTCAACATCGGGCATTACTTGGTTATAATACTCGCGTAATGAGCGTGAATCTTGTGCGGTAAGATATTTGTCGACAAACTCGCGTATGTCTTTAATATCGCGTTGATTCTCAACTGATGTTATCATAAACTTTAAACGAGTAGTTAATTCAAACGAATCATTTGGGTATAATTTCTTTAATCCTTTTAATTCTTGCTCGATTTTCTTCTCATCATTACCATCTAATAATTTAAAAGTAATTGTGTTTTTTGATTGAGGTAATTCATAGGTAAATTCATTTTTGCCTGATGTAAGTAATGACTCATCAATTTCTTTTTCTTTTAAATCGGTTAAATCAACTGTATAATTTTCTTGTTGTTTTGTACTTTCATTATAGAACTGGATAGGATAATCTTTACCATATCCTAAAATACGAGCAGCAATTAGAATTGCATTCTTATCACCAATAAGTAAATCATTAAAATTAATTGGTGTGACGATTAGTGCTTCAAGCAACTTATCAATTGCTGTTCCATTTTTAATATAGTTAATATTAGTTAGAATATCTTCATGCTTTGCAGTCATGTATGACATTTCAATCTCTCCAGAAGATAATGGATTTTCTTTCGGGTATAATAAACCTTTTGAAGGTAGGGTTATTGTTTCAGTTGGTAATTTAAATTTTGATTCCATATAACAATTTTATTGTGCGTATATAAATATATAAAAGAAAAAACCCCTCAACAATATGTCGAGAGGTTTTTCTAAATATTTACAATCTAAATTTTAGTAATTCAATACGCAATAATCCATATTAATTGTCATAGTGATATTTGCAGCAGATTCTCCAGATGACCAATCATAATCTCCAAAGTTAGCTTCTTGAACATAAGCACCTTTAACAATCCACTCAGAAACAACATCACCAACTGGTCCTAATATATTCATTACGATATCTTTTTTATAGAAATCTGAATATCCATCACGTCCTGTTACTGATTCGTGAGCTAAACGAGCCCATTCCATTACTGCTTGCGCACCAGATGGAGCAATTGGATCGTAAAGTTCTAAAGCCATTGTATTCCATTTTACCTTACCTTTTATTTTACGGTAAGTATTAATGTGATCCAATGTGATTTCACCAGCCGTAAATGAAGGTGAGGAAGCTTTTTTAATTAGGTAAGCTGGGATACCGTCTATATACATTATGAATCTGTTTTGAACCTTTGGTTCAAAAGCTGTAAACATAATCTCAGAAGCGTCAAGAACTGCCATGTATTTTGTTATTTATTATTTGTTAATAAATATATAAAAATGAGAGAAAACGAATTATTTATTAGATTTCTGTCTATTTTCTGTTTTAGTTAAAGGCTGCAGGTTAGAATAATGGAAGCACTGCTTCTGTTGTTCTATGTCTATTAAATTAAATTTATCACAAGGGATAATATGATCTATCTCCCAATAAATACCATGATTTTCCCAAAACATTAACTCAGTAAATTGTTTTTCTATATGTTGTTTTACTTCATCTAAACTACATCCTAATAGTACAATTATATTTGATGTTTTATTTGTTTTGTTTTTCTTTAGAACTCCATTCAGTCGATTACCTAATACAATCCTTAATTTAAATTGTGGATCTGTATTGTATCTATTTATACGATACTGATTATAATATTCAGGATTATTTTTTAAGTATTTAGCTGTTGCTTTGCGTCTTACTTCAGGATTATCTTTACCATATTGTTTGTTTTTTTTAATATAATGTTCTCTATTATCAATGTAATGTTTTTTATTCCATTTTGATATTTTTTCTTTATTAATTGTATTGTATTCTTTAGTTTTATCTTGATTGATTATATTATAAGTATTCATATATTCGTTAACACATTCCTTACATTTACTCTTTACGCCGTATTTTCCATTTTTATCTTTAAAGAAATTATCTAATAATTTTTCAGTATTGCACTTTGTACATATTTTTGTCATGATATTATTTCATTTGGGTCGACAATAAATATATAAAGGACAAAAAAGCTCTAACTTTTGTTAGAGCTCTTGTTGCTATTTAAATTTTTATTATGCTGGAAATGTAGCTCCAGTTGGCTGAAGTGTGAAATCCAAGATAATAAATTCAGCTGTTTTAGTAGGTTGGATATAAATCTGACCAACTAATTGATTACGATCAATTATATCTGCTGTATTATTTGTATCATCCATTATTACTTTGTAAGCGTATAATCCTTGTTTTGAAACAACTTGTTCCATATATGGATTAACTGTTGCTAAGAAACGATTACGTGTTACCGTTGTATTTTGTTCAAATACTAATTGACGAGAAACTGAAGAAACGTAGCGTTTCAAGTTAATCAACAAACGACGAACGTTAATACGATCTAATGATGTAGCGCGTTTCTGTAATGTTTTCTGTCCAAATGCTACAACACCTTCACCAGGGAATGTTGCTAATGGATTTACATTTGCTGCATATAAAGCATCGCGATCATCAGCTGATAAACGTTTTTCTGCTCTTATTACAGATCCAATCCCACCACGATTTAAACCTGCTGGGGCAAACCATTCTGCACCTGAAGTATCATTAAATGCGAATACACCAGCCATTACTACAGATGGTGGAACCCATACTGGACGACCTAAATTAGCACTGAATGTCTGAACCCATGGCCAATATCCAGCAGCATAATTTGAAGTTGAACCTGCAGCAGCAGCAATTACATTTGCTTTAGTATCACCGTATGCAACTAAATCTTGAATTGCGAATGCATCTTCACGAGATTCTACATTTGAAATAGCGGCTACATCTGAAATTGCAGCATTTGCACCTAAGAATATACCTGGGGTTAATAATAAATTATAATCGTATTCTGATCTATTTGTAAGTAATGTTAATGCTGTTACATAATCTGCATCTATAAATCCTTGAGCATTTGTTGCTGAAGTAGTAATTGCATCAAAGAAATTAGCACCTGCTACGTTAGTTGCAGCAACACCACCAGCAAATGATCCACCAAATGAACCAGATCCAACAGCAGGTAATGAACCTGAAAGTGATCCTGATTTAAAGAATCCGTCGTTATCGATTGAATCAACATGTAATGTAGCAATTGAAGCAATACGAACATATTGAGAATCACCAGCAAACGATCCAGTTAATTGTACGTAAGCAGCTTCAGTTCCTGCAGCCGCTACATATACTGGTTTTTCATCTCCAATTACACGTGAAATAAAGTTAGCTTGATTTGGATCTAATGATAAGTTAGACCAAGTTTCTAATATATTTTTGTTATTCTGATTATCATCACCTCTACGTATGGTTAAAGTAAATGTACCTTTTTGTACTTCTACGTTTGTTACTTCCCAACGAATATTATTAGCAGAACCAGAAGCTAATGAACTACCTGATGCAGATAATGAGCTGGTGTTATTTGATTCAGTGCCATAATCTCTAACTTCTAAAGTAAATGAAGCTGAAGCAGCTACGGATAAAGTAGAACCAGATACGTTAGCAATTGCGGTAGCATATGTGTTATAAGCTGAGCCAGAAATGATACGAGTTACAAGTAACGATTGACCACCACCTGAAAAATATTCTTTAGCAGCTAGTGAAGTAAAATATTCGAAATATTGGCTACCTGATCTAAAAGTCTCGCCAAATTTTGAAGCGTATTCTGAATATGAGGTAACTACAGTAGGAACTAATGGACGACCTTTAACAGTTGGTCCAACGATTGCAGCTCCAGTTACAACAGGTCCTCTTGAAACTAATGATTTATCACTTTCGCGAACAAATACATTAGGTGATATGATTTTTTCTGCCATTGCTATTTAATGATTATAATTTGGGTATTTCTACAATAAATATATAGCAGACATTATAAAACGAAAGTAAACTAAGAAAGTTCTCCCGTTTCAAAATTAATTGTTGTATCCGGATACGTTGATTTTAACTTATCTAATAAATCTATTTCTTTTTGCTGCATGGTTTTTAAACTAGAATAAAAATTATTTAATTCTGTTTTAACACTATCTAACTGGTTTTGAGTATTATGTTCAATTATTGATAATTCTCCAATTTGATATGTAATTGTTTGAAAATCTTGTTGTAATTGTCTTACCTCGTTTAATTCTTCTTCGGTTATTTTTGTTGCTTTGATCATACTGGCCATTTTTGTTTAGGACATGATTTTTCTACTGGTGAGTATACTTTACCTTTTAATGGGCAACCACATTCACCACAATAGAATATGTCGGTTATTTCATTATGCTTTTTAAATTCACATGTATTACATACTGCAATACGTTGATCTGCTATTTTTTGTTTTTCTTCTGGTGGATTTAAAGCTGTAATCCACGACTGTGCTATTTCTAAGAACTTATTCATTATAAATATATTTTGAAGCGTTTTTTATCTTATCATTTATT